GTTAAAGAAGGGGATAGAGCTGATGCTTTTAATAAATTATTATATGGCATTGTTCCACAGACTCTGGGTGAGCAGGGAACAGTTGCTAAGCAACAAGGTGGTTTAACTGGCTATGAGAATGGTGGAGGAGTTATTCCTCATCAAATGTTTGATGGGTCTCTTGGGCAATCCAGTAGGGTTGACCCTAATACAAATATGCCTCTTTATGATGCTCGACAAGTTGTATCTGTCCCCGCTGAAGAAGTAGGTGGTGGAAGTGGGCTTAGGTATTATGGAGGTATGGAAACTGGTAATAAAATTGAAAATGCAATACAGGAAGCTTATAAACTTGCTTTATCTACAGCCGCAACGTCTCCTCAAGATTCTATACCGGCAGATATGGTTAAAAAGTTTTTAAAACCAAGAAAAAAAGGCTTAATGGGCTTGTTAGGTTTTCAAGATGGTGACATGATAGGCCCACCAGTACCCCCACAGATGATGGGCGAGCAAGGGAATCGTGAGTTAAGCGATAGTATTGATATGAGGCAGGCAAACCCAGAGGTGTATCAGGGTGGTACGGGTCTTGGTGTGGTTCGCGAGCAGGCTGGAGCACTGCAAAATAGCATTAAACAAAATACAGTTGATAATGCTAGAAAGTCATTACAGTTAATGCGACTAAGGCAAATGTTACAAGACCCTGAAATGCGACAATATATCAATCCAATGAGCCTTGATTCTGTTATCAATAAGCCAAGGGATTTGGGTAATGTGTTAAGTCCAATGCCTTATATACCGAGATAATATGGATCAAGACCCGAGAGCATTACGTAACGAAGAACTCTATAGGCAATGGAGAGATGCGAGGTCTGACTGGGACATAGAGGCCCGTAAGGATATAGACTTTTATCTTGGGAATCATTTTACGACCAGTGAGTCAGATGAATTATCCTCAAGGAATCAGGCAGATATTCCAATGGATAGGATATCGTCTGCCATAGAAAAATTTAAAGCAGTTCTCACGTCAAGACCCCCAGCATTTACGATCACACCAAGAGAGGACTCTGATGTTCAGGTTGCTACTCTTTGGCGTAGTGTTATGAACTATGTGTGGGAGAAGTCAGATGGTGATTGGCAGATGAAACAGGCGATACAGGATTATGCCACCACCGGCATGGGATATCTGTATGCCTATGTTGACTCGGAATCAGATTTCGGTAGAGGTGATGTCAAGTTCACCTATATAGATCCTTTTAGAGTGTACGCATCTCCCAGCTCTAGGGATCGCTGGTTCAGCGATTCGGATGGTCTTATCCTTTCCACCATCCTTACTGGTGAGCAGGTCATCAACCTCTACCCTGAATTAGCAGACACTACAGACCCTGAGACGGGTGAGGTCGTGCCGGGGCTTATAAGGGAGCTATCAAGTTTTAGTTATGACGATGAGGATTATCCCTCCTCGCAAAATAAAAATTCAATGACGGTCTTTACTCCGGCTGAGGTGAAGGACAAGGATTATTTCGAGGTAAAGAAATATCAAGTCCTTGAAAGGTTCTATAAGATAAAAGTTCCATTTTATAGGGTCATTGACATGCAGACTCAGGAAGAGGACATCTTATCCCAAGAAGAATATTCGCAGTTCTTTCAGGAAAACTCAGAGGCATTTGACATAGGAGCCTTCACGGCTATTGAGGTCTTACAGACCCGTGTCAAGATATGTGCGTCGTTGGGTGGGGTCGTTCTTTATGAACAGATCCTGAATACTGATGAATATCCTATTATACCCCTTCCCAATATCTGGACAGGAACACCTTATCCCAAATCGGATGTTTCCAGAGCCAGACCCATGCAAAGGTTGCTTAACAAACTATGGTCTCTTGCTTTGTCTCATGCACAGGCTTCAGCCGGATTGAAATTATTGGTTCCCTTGGGAAGCGTCGATGACATTGACCAGCTTGAAAAAGATTGGGCCAATCCAAATGCTGTCATTGAAGTTGATTCCTCTCAGGGAGAGCCCCATTATCCAGCACCTCAACCTCTGGCTGGGGAGTTCTATAAATTGATACAACAGTCAGAGTTTTACATAGATTTTATATTTGGTTTACCTGAGATGATGCATGGATTTGCAGATAAGGCTCCTGAGACATCAAAGGCGACAGAGAGAATGATAGCCTTGGGGAGTGAAAGGCCCAAATCCAAACTTAGAGATATAGAGTTCAGTATAAATAAGCTAGGGAAGGTTCTCTACAATCTGTCTAAAGGGCATTATACTTACAAAAAAGTTTTTAGATTGGCACAGCCAAACAATAACATAACAGAGGTCATGGCAAATTTTTATACAGATGTGTCTGGTGCGGTTCTGGATCTGAAGAAAGAAAAGCACATATTGGAGAAACATGACATAAGAGTTGAACCGGGCTCTACAATGCCTTCTAATAAATATGCAGAACTTGCTGTGTATTTAGAGGCGTTCCAGATGGGTATTGTAGACCGATATGAAGTATTAAAGAAAAATCCTGAGTTGTTTGATAAGGAGGGCATTATGCGTAGGACAGAAGAGAAGCAAGCAATGCAACAACAGATTCAAGCAATGGAAGAACAAATAAAGAATTTGCAAGGTGACTTGCAGACAGCCCAAAGAGAATCTGTCAGTGATAGAAAACGGGTCGAGGTTGAGAAGTTTAAAACTCGTCTCTCCGAGATCAGTTCAGAATCAAAGGCAGATAAAAGGGTGCAACGTGGAAAACTAGAAAACGAGGTGAAGCTAGAGGTGGAGAAATTGTCCAGTAACCTAAAAGAGGTTCAAAACAAGGTCAGTTCAACTCCCGAAGCCTAGACATCTAAGGAGAAACTATGTCAACACTAGAACAACAGGAAGTAAACGTCTTAGACGACCAGCCAATGGCTAATGAGGGTTTTGTTCCCGGTAGCGAGAGCATCGTGGAAGATATCGTAAATGAGCAGTCTGCCCAAGATGGGTCGGGTGTTACTCAAGAAATGGTAGATGAGTCGGCTACTTTAATAGATCATGAAGCAGAGGCACGAAAGTTCCAATCCATGTATGATCGGTCACAGGCCGAGAATGCTAGATTGCAACAGGGTGGTCAGATCCTTGAACTGTTAGAGCAGAGACCCGACCTTGTACAGGTACTTGAGAACGGTATAGCTAACCCACAAACTCAACAGTCAAATGGGCAAACGGTTGAAAAAGATGATTTCAATCCTTGGGATGCTTTTACAGATGAGAACTCCGATTCAGGGAAATATGTCAATCAAAAGATAGAATCCTTGGTGAATCAGAGATTGAGATCTGCATTATCCCAACAACAGCAACAGATGCAAGCTGATATGCAAATGCAAAATACGGTAAGTGAACTAAGAGGAACATACAAGATGTCGGATAATGACATTCAGGAGTTTCTACAATTCACTACCCAACCAAAGGAGCGAGTAGGTTTAAACAATCTAGTCAAACTTTGGCAGATGCAGGGCGGTCAGTCTGTTGCGAACAATGATACAATGGAAGCGGTTAACGCCGCAAGGCAGGTTCCTCGTTCGGCGGGTGTTCTACAAGGCCAACCACATCCAAAGGCAAAGTCACATGATGATGCTATGTGGGACAGTATTGTAGGTGCTGGGGACAAGGGACAATTTTAGTTAAATAACTCTACTTGAAGACCGGAAGGTAGTTGATAGAGAGTAATGAAGTAGGAGAGTCAAAATGGCTGTAAATACAGGCATGGTCAAGGCAACTGACATGACAAACGCCGCAACAAGCGTTTCGGGTGAAAGTACCCCTGATCAAAGACGATTATACGACTTTAGCGATAGAGTCGCTGAATTGAGTCCAGACGAATCTCCGTTCTTTGTATATTTAAGTAAGATGTCGAAATCACCTACCACGGATCCTGTTTTCAGGTTCTTGGAAAACAGGTCAAAGATAGATTGGACGACCAGATCATTTGAACTAGCGGCAGATGTGAATGGAGGGTCAGCAGTTACTGCTGGAACCCAATATTCATTTGTTGTTGATGATAGCTCAAGTGGATCTGCGGCTGATGTGAATTGGCTTGTTAAAGGTATGGTGTTTGCAGTACAGGTGCTTGATTCTACTGCTGGTGTAGCTTATGCCACAGTTAGAATTGACAGTGCTGTTACAGATGCTGGTACATCCAACACATTCACAGGGCGTATTATTTCCTTGCCAAGTTCAGACTTTAGCACAGGCTATAATATCCTTAGTGATGACGACAAATGTCAGATCATTGGTACTTCTTTTGGTGAAGGTACTGGTTCTCCTGACGCTTGGGCGAAAACATTGGATGATGATTATGGGTATACCCAGATCTTTAAAACATCAGCAGAAATGTCAAACACTGCGATTGCGACAAAATACAGAGGATATGCAGATGAATGGTCACGGATCTGGAATCTGAAATTAAGAGAACATAAGGTGGATATTGAAAGAGCGATGCTTTTTGGACAAAGAGCACGTCAAGACAGTATTCAGTACACCGAAGGTATTGTTGGGCACTGTGTGCTTAACGGAGCCCCAAGTAACGCTGATGCCGCACTTTCATACACACCGGGTTCTGCATACCAACGAACCGTAGACGAAGGTGAGTTCACATACGACAGGATCCTTGGAGACCTTGAAGTATTGTACGACCCTGCACGTGGCGGTTCTTCAGCCAAGCTTGCATTAGCTGGGCTTCCTGTAATGACCTTGTTCAACAAGTTCGGAGCAGGTGGTATCCTTAAAGAAACTTATGATGCTAATAACAGTATTCGTTACGATGTCAATAAAGAGTACATTGAAGGTTCTTACGGTCATAAATTGTTGCAAGTGCAAACAATTCATGGCGATCTGAATCTTGTTCGTGAACCTCTCTTTAGAGGGTTCTCCCATGCTTACATGATGATCGTTGACATGGCTCAAGTTGCATACCGTCCACTTATTGGTAACGGTGTGAATCGTGATACCCACGTCATAACGAATGTACAGCAGGCTGACGAAGATCTTCGTAAAGACATGATCCTCACAGAGGCAGGTCTTGAGATATCTCTTCCTGAGACACATATGCTGTATAACTTTGAAAGCGTAAGCTAAGGAGTAATGTAAAATGAGATCAGCGAGTTTAAACTCAAGTAGTGGAAGTCATCATACTGGTGAAAAAGCGTTTCAAAAGATAGACAACTCTTCGGCGTTAAGTAGAACGCTGACAGCGGCTGAATCTGGAACTCTTTTTGCTGTTGATATGTCCACAGTAGACAACAATGTCACTTTGACATTGCCAACCGTATCAGCCGCAGTAGCAGGTTGTAATTATGATTTTTGTTTCACCGTCAATTGTGACGATGATGCAGATTTTATTATCACAACTGGTGCTGATGCAACCGATATCTATGGCTATGTTGT